GCCAAGCGTATTCTGGATGACTACAATGACATCCTGGTTGGTGGTGAGTGGTATGGATATGACATCTACTTAGATGAGACTCATATCAACACTGGCGCTATCGATCATAGATTTGAATATGAGCAAGAATCTACTCAGTTTAAGATTGATAGTTCTCTCAATGCTGCATACTTTGCTATCAGCAGAGGTACACCTCCTGCACAGAACAGTGTTCAGTGGACCAACAATATTCATGCTACTAATGCACAGAATCTATATGACGAAGGTAATGATTGGAACACTGATCCTGATCTGATCATCAACACACCTACTGTTGAAGTTGGTTATGAAAGAAGAGAGAACAGAATTATTATTCAACGTCCTAACTTCTACTCACGCGGTGATATTCTGCAATATGCAATTGCATCTGCTGATGTTGAATCTGCTTTCGCTAATCAAGATTACTTCTATGTTCTCAATGCAACACCAACGCAATTTGAGATCACGAGGGAAATTAGACATGATGCAAGATTCTCTCGCTTCTCAGTTGACACAAGAACTTCTGGACAGCAGCAACTGCAAAGTCCTGTAAGATCTGGTCTTGTACGTCAATCAACTACATACGGCACAAGAGATATTGACAACCCTGTCAGTGGTGGTTTTAACCTCGCAGACGTGGTTGTGGGCACTACATCTACTGCAAGTTCTGAGATTGTTCGGAACAAGAATAACTCTGCTGACATCATCAAACTGTATTACAGATACACCATCAGACTTGCCACTGGCAGGTTCACAGTTGGTGAGGAAGTACAAGTTCAAGGTGCTGGTGCTAACAAAGGTATCGTCATGCAGACCTCAATCCTCACGGGCGATAATGAGGATGAAGGTTGGGTGTACATCGAAAATATCACGGGTACGCTTAGCAGCACTCAGGTGCTCGAAGGTGTGGACAGTGGAATCACAGCAGAACTCAGCAGTGACGGCACAACTCGCATGTTGATCAATACTGATCGTGGTGGGTTTGCTAACGGTGAGATTATCTTTAACAAGGATAACGGCGCTGAGGCAACCATTGTTTCCTTCGAGAACTCTGCTGGTATCTTGACTGGTAACAGCGGTGGTCGTATCACGATTGACATCGAAACTCTGCAAGATGACTTCACTGACGGAGACATCATTTACGGTTCTATCACTGACAAGATCCTTGATATTGGTAAGATCAGCAAAGAAGGATTCAGAGACATTGAACTTAATCAGTTCGTACACGCGGTTAAGACGATCGAGTGTGATGTCAACAGCGTCCTGAGAGATCAAGGTTTCGAGGGCGACTTCAAGAGAGGTGATATTGTTTATCTCCTTTCAGGTGGTGTACCTAAGATTCCTGGTTGGACTGCTCTCGTTACAGATTATGTGTATGAGGAAGGCGTTCAGCATAAGATCTGGATCGCAAACTTGACACCATATGGCGCTGCTGCTGATGGCACTACAACCACAGATCCTCAGGAACTTTTGACAGGTGGTTTGGGTAGATTTGAAAACCTCAATAACTTCCCAATCATCTCCTGTGATATTACTACGGTTACTGAGACAAACTACACGTCCTACGGTAAGGTTTCTGGCAAGTCAATTAGTGGCGATACAGGTCGCCTATGGTTGGAGGATGTCAATGGCGATTTCCCATCAAACTTGTCAATCAGATCTGACTATGGATGGGCTGCTGGTGTTACCCAAGCGAAGAATCTCTTGGGTCGCTGCGATAGGTTCTTCCGTGGATTCGATGGCACTGCTGATACCTTCAAACTGACGGTTAGCAATGGTGAAGCATACTTCCCAGATCCCGCTGGTCACCTACTCGTCTTTGTTAATGGTGTTATGCAACCTCCTGGTGCTAACTTCGCATACACTGCATTCTCTGACCAGATCACGTTCACTGAACCACCTACCATTGGATCTGAATTCATTGGTTACTACGTGGGTAAACTGAGACAACTGGATGATATCTCGTTTGAGTTTGACTCCTTGCGCTCGTCCTTCAACCTGAAATATCAGGGTGGTTTCTACTCACTGACGCTGACTGAGGGCGTTTCGTCTAACACGATTCTTCCAGAAAACAACATCATCGTCTCGCTCAATGGTGTTATTCAGGAAGCAGGTATTGGTTATGAACTGGTTGGTTCTAGAATCATCTTCGCTGAGATTCCTCGTGCAGGATCAACATTCGTTGCCTTCTCTTACATTGGTTCCGACGCTGACGTTATCGCAGCAACTGTCGTGCCACCGATCGAAGCAGGCGATGTTCTACAAATTGAAGGTGAAGCAGACGAACGTGAAGTTGCTCTGATTGAGTCTTCCAACTCACTGATCACCTTCGAGTACACAGGCACAGTTAAGGGTCGTGGTGCTACCGCTCTTGCATCAATCAAGTCTGGTGAAATCACTAAGGCAATTATCACCTCACCTGGTGATGGTTACTCCTCGCGCCCGAACGTGGATGTGGTTTCCTCCACTGGTTTTGACGGTCGTGTTCGTGCCCTAATGGGTCTATTGAGAATCGATGTCAAGACTGCTGGTATTGGTTATCAACAACCAATTGTTGATGTTCAGACTACCGTCGATGATGATTTTGTTGTTCCTAGTGGACCTGCTGTTAACCAAGGTTTTGACACCTACGCTGGTGAGGGCACTGACGCTCAGGGCAACCCAATCGTTATCACCCCTGGTTATATCAACGTCGCATCGCAACCTGTGAACGTGACGGTGAACCAAGGTCAGACTGCATCCTTCACGATTGTCGCTCAGTTCATCAACAGTTCTGATAATCAGATTGGATCTACTGCTCTGAACTATCAGTGGCAGCGTAAGCAGTATGGCGAAACTAACTGGGCGAACATCACTGGTTCTACCAGTGCCACATACACATCATTGACTGCCGAACAAGCAGATGATGGTGATGAGTTCCGTGTTGCAGTTACTGCTGCTGGTGCTACACCAATCTACTCCAACTCTGTGATCCTCACAGTACAGACTGGTGCCACTGTTATTAACAACTTCAACCCGACTCAGATTTTTCAATAAATAGATAAAAAGCACAATGACGGCAACCGCTGAATTTAACGCTGGCACTAGGACACTTACCGTAGATGCGGATGGACTACCATCTCCCGTAGCATACGGTACGTTTCCTAATGTAAACAATCCGAATAGCGTCACTGAGCAAGCATTTGATCATGACTTCTATTATAGAGGTGGTACCTTTGGTGTAACTAGGCAATTGGATTCCAATGTCTATGTACATGAAGGGTTTTTTATTAGTGTTGCATTGTCAGTTGCTGATAACTCTTTATTGGGTAATCAGATTCAAGTTGGTGACAGAGTTCTTTTTCTGTTTGATGAAGGCACAGCAGAGGAAGAGAAGTTAGTATTTACATATAGAGGGACAGAACAAACTGCAATCCCTGGTGAATTTTGGAGAGAGACTGATCAGAATTTACAACTGGTCATGGAGTATACAGCGACTGGTCGTACAGGTACATATAGTTATTATGATCAAAGAAATGGCAGAGTGAATACACCCTTAGGTGCTATTGGTATTGCTGCTAATGGAGTAGTTTTCTTCAATCCTTCTGCTGGTGCTAGTGGAAACCCACCAGTTAATTTCAGTTGGAATGCACACTTCCCAAGTTCACCAGTAACATTTGGTGAGGATGAGTGTGGTGGACATCCCGAAGTCACAGGACAGTATCACTATCATGATACTGAGTTTTTGGAGTGTTGGAAGAATGGTGCTTCTATGGCATCTTACAATGATTACTATGGTTCTTCTCAGTATAATGGTGACAATCTAAGACATCCAGATGGGCATTCTAAAATCTTAGGATATGCATTTGATGGATTTCCTATCTACGGTCCATACCTTTATAGTAATAGATGGAATGTTAATTCCAACATCACAACTGCTACTAGTTCGTATCGTGTCAGATCCGAAGAGGTAGAAAACAGACCAATATATGGAGACTCACAGCAGAACCCCCCTGCTGGATCCTTGATGGAAGATTGGGAATATGCAGAAGGTCTGGGTAATTTAGATAGACATAATGGTAGATTTTGTATCACTCCTGAATTCCAGAGTGGCACATATGCATATTTCTTATCTACTGAGGTAGATAGTGAGAATAATCTACAACCAGTATTCCCATATATTATGGGTCTAACTTCTCGTGAAGTTCTAGATCAACCACCAAACAATGGCGCTGCAACACCCCCTGCACCTCCTTCTGGTGGTGATACTGAGGCACCTCCTTCTGTCATTCAAATTGCTTTGCAACCTGCAAATGCAACTTATAATGTCAATCAGACTGTCACATTCTCGATCACTGCTGCCATCAGTCCAGAAGATGGACCTAAGGCATATCAGTGGTTTAGATCTACTGATGGTGGATTCTCGTTTGCTGTGTTGACTGGTGCAACTGATGCAGCATATACATTTACAGCATTGAACTACATGTCTGGATATAAATTCAGATGTGAAGTACGTGGTCCTTTGGGTCTAGGTGTGACCCCTGCACAAAACTCACCTCTAACGTCAGACGTTGCAACTCTGACTGTGACTGGTTTCGGTGATGGTCAAGGTGATTCAGACTTCTCTTCTACGGATACTAAGTTTGACACTACAAGCATCTCCTTCGACGCAACATAAATAGAATTGTAAAAAAAGAACGATCATGGCAAAACAGTTAGTCGGTATTGGATCTTCGGCAAATGATGGTACAGGTGATACCCTAAGAGATGGTGCCATTAAATATAATGCCAACTTTGAAGAACTTTATGACAAACTTGGTAACACTACGGATATCCAACTAGATATCGCTACTGCTACTGATGGCCAAGTGCTTAAATGGAGTTCAACACCGAGTGGTGCATTCCGTGCTGGCAACTTTGACACGTTAACTGGTAATCTAGATACCAACGGTTTCGATATTGTAACCGATGGTACTGATAATATTATTCTAAAACACACTGGAACAGGCGACATCCAGTTCTGGGGTGGCGGATCGGGATCCGCTTATACTTATATCGACGGTGATGATGGATACCTCAAATGGTACGCTCCTTACGCTACTCTGGGCGACCTTCCTGATGCGACTAACCATCACGGTATGCTTGCTCACGTTCATGGTACTGGCAAGGCATACTTTGCTCACTCTGCTGCTTGGGTCCCCCTGGTAGACGAGACTCAAAGTATTACTGTCCTTGCCGACGTTGATACTACTGTTAATGGTGGTCCCTCTGATGGACAAGTCCTGAAATGGAATGATTCTAACAGTGCTTGGGAACCTGCTAACGATGAACAGGGTACTGGTGGTTCTGGCGGATCAACTCAGAACTTGTTTGAAACTGTTGATGCTGATACTGGAACTTCAACTGCTTCTGCTCCTAACGATACCCTCGTTATTGCAGGTGGTACTAATATCTCCACAACTATGGTTGGTGATACACTGACCATTGATATGACAGGCACCTTGGGTGACCTAAACCAGAATGTGTTTACAACATTCGGTGCTGATAATGGAACTGTTAGTGCCACGGTAGTTACTGACTCACTGACATTTACAGGTGGTAGTGGAATTACCACTAATTTGAATGCTGGTGCAATTACATTTACTAACGACTCTCCTAACGTCGTCCAGGACGCTCTGAAAGGGGTTGCAGGTGATACTGGTACATATACCGCCGATGCTGCTGATTCGTCTATTACCATCGCTGGTGGTACTGGAATCTCTACTGCTGTATCTGGTTCAACAGTAACGATCACCAACACAGTAGCACTGCCTAGTGCAAACGAAGGTCAATCATTGATCTATGGCACATCTAATTATGAAGCAGTAGCATCTCCTACTCTTAACTTTGCATTTAGTGCGTCTGACAGTAATAACTATACCGTCAATGGACCTGGTATAGATGGTGCCACTGATGCCACTATCTATGTGTATCGTGGATTTACTTACAGATTTGACAACACAACTGGTGCTAGTCATCCGTTAGAGA